AGGCACAATTGTTTGCCCTGGCCCTCTTTTTGGTATATCAGCTGTAAAATCCCACTCATTAGGTAATCCTACATTTTCATCCCAAACTGTTACATTTTCAAAACCATCTGGTTCAGTCTCTCCAGCTCTAACTAATACAAAGTTAATTGGATACTCATCATAATTAGGCACTGGTTGTGCAGGGTTTTCCCCAACTTCACCTTTTACTGCATATATACTAAGAGTACTTGAGTTTGCAACAATTAAATCTACTCTATCAAGTAGAGCATCAGCAGGATCTAAAGTAACTATAGTTACATTAGGTTGAAGAATATTATACCATTCTCCTTGAATTGGAAAACTTTTTGCTGTACAACGAAAGTCTAAGTCTCCTTGCCATTCTGATGTTACATTAATTCTTCGTTCATTTCTATTATAAAGTTCTGTAAAGTTGTCCTGTGCTTTACTAAAAGCATCACGAACAAAATCTCCATTTTGTCCATTAGGTGTACCTATATTAATATCTTGTTGTGCCATTATGTTGTTATTTGTAGTTCACTTATTCTGTAATCTGTTGTACTAATCTTGATAGTAGCATTACTAGTTTTAAAATCAATAGTAGTCTCACTATCAATATCAGAACTTTCTACAAGTTCTTTCCAGTAATTACAAATATCAGGACAAGCATATTTAACTTGTACTAATAAGTTTTCTAAGGTTTGTATTTTTGCTGAATACTCTAAGTTACCTGCATTTACCTGTACTATGCAGTAGTCTAATTGTTTAAGAATTACATTAAACAATGCTATCATCTCTGTACTAACATCACCTCCAAGAATAACTCTCCTGTCTAGTTGCTGTTTTGTACTGCCTATTAGTATGCTAATGTTATTTGCTGTCATTATGTAGTAACAGGTTTTCCTGCTACAGTCTTGACACCAAAGCCATCATAATATAAAGCAGGGTTATAGTCTGGGCAAGAAGTGCATATATCACATACATCTTCTAAAACTTTTTGTATTTGTATCCCTTCTTCTACAAGACCAAATAACAAGGCTGTTTTAAAAGTATCTAATAAAGTACTAGCTTGTAAAACAATGCTGCTATTTCCACAGTTATCATTTTGTATTGCACATCCTTTAACTACACACTCTAATGACTTTGCAAGTATACATTCATTGTAAGGTATAAAATTTGCCACTGTTCCAGATACTGATGTTTCAGTGTCATTAATAGGTACAAATTCAAACACCCATACTCCAGTAATATAATCTACGCCTAAGTCTTCAGCTCTAATTGTAAAATTCTCTAAAGAAGTGTTAGCTGATAATCTACTAGACACATCAATCTTTTTAGAGTCGTCTTTATATGTTTCGGAGTTCCACGCATACATTGCTTGTACTCCATTGCCTTCATTAGTAGCAACTTCGCCCAATACAACATCAGCATCTCCGTCTATTTTTAAGTATTTAATAATCATTATTTCAAGGGTATATTTAAGTTAACTTTTGCTGTCTTGAACTGATCTTGTATTTGTAAGTCTCCAGTTGTTATAAGTACAGCTAGGTCCACAATCTCTCTATGTGTACCATCTGGTAATATACAATCTTCGCTACCTGTCAGAGAAATTCCTGAAGGTAAGTTATATCCACCTGCTCTAAAATCTTCAGCATTGTGAATATAATTTAATTTTTTAATATAGTCCATAACTATAGTTACATTTTCAAATGTCCCATCTGTATGAAGCTTTAATCCATCCTTTGTAAAAAGTCCATTAACTTCTCTCCATTCAAAAGAAGAGCTATCAAATGGGCTTGATTCAAACTCATCATCATGTTGTCTTATCTTAATAATACCTGGAAAATCTTTGCAGATGCCTTTCTTCATTAGAGATTTAGCACCTAAAAAGTACCAATAGTCAGCTGGTAATATTACCAGGTCATTGTTTATAGGAGCTGTGTGTTGACAAACTAACTCTCTAATGTCATCTATTGTTCTTTGAGAGGTTTCAAAACCTAGGGGACTATTACCCCTAGGCTTTGCTACCATCTTTACAAAAAGTTCCTGTGCTTCATTAAGTTTCCAATCAATTTCAGGGATCCTAAGATTCCTGTACTGTTGGCTGTCCAATTTATTTAACTTCTGTTTGAAGTCATAATGCATGTCTTTAATAGTCACAGTTTTCCTTTTTTATTAATTACACACCAGTGCTTACGTCAAGTAAAGCTTTAAGTGCAGTAAATACTCCAGAGTTGTCAGTTGCTAATAATACAGCAAAGTTTCTCTTGTCTCCGTCATTTCTGTTTACTTTATCAGTAGAGAACTCAAAGTTACAAACATTGTAGTTTGAACCATTCTCAAATTGGTAAACTAAATCATCTTGAGCAATCCCATCAGATAACTGTGGGTAGAAGTTTAAGTTTGTGTACAATGACATGCACTCAAATTCTTCAGCTCTTAGATCAGCTCCAGCTCCTACTTCGTAAGCAATCTCTTGAGTTTCTGTAAACTCAATAGAAGGTCCTGCATCACCATTTAATTGTACAGCTGGTGTAATACGTACTCCTCTTGGGAATATGTAATTGATGTCAAGATCTTTGTAGTTACGTGCAGCAGCAGGCTTACCTTCAATAATTAAAGTAAGAGTTGCTGTGTCAGTAGCAGAATCACCATCAGTGTTGTCAGCTTTGTTTGTTGCTATATGAGCATCAATTGCAGCTAAGTCAGCTAAGTCAGCTCCACCAGTTACTTTACACTTTGCAAGGTAAAATGGAGATTCTGATTCATTCACTTGTTTGAATAACTCACGAGTTATCAAGTGGTTAGCATATACAGGGTTTCCTGTAACTTCACATGCAGCAGTCAACTCATTTGGAGCAGATACTACAGAAGAGTCACTGTTTACCCATGATAAACCACGCTCACGCATTAAAGATTCCTCATCTAGGTTAATCTTAATTGTAGCTGTAGTAATTGCATCACATTCAGAACTTGCAACAACACCTTCCCAGATGTTTACTGCAGGTGCAGAGTAAGCTTGCTCAGCTGCGTTAGCTATGCTTGATTTTGTAATCGTGTCAAAACTGTAGTAGACTTTACCATCTAATTTAGATACAAATCGAAATTTTGCAGGTAAATCAGCCCAAGCTGCATTTGCTGCTAAACTTGTGTCTGAACCTTCTGCAAATACTCCGAATTCACCATCTGCTAATGCGTCAAGTGTTGCTGAGTCTGCAATAGCTTTTACGTTGAAAAGCTGCTTGTTTTGTGCTAATGTATTTTTCATAATTTTTAAATTTTGAGATTAAATTAAATTTTTGATTTTATGCTTAATAAAACCTCTTGGTTATCTGGAGAACTCAGAGTTTTTCTGACATCCTCCTCACTGAAACCTAAATTGGTTTCAAAATAGAAAATTCCGTTCTTAGTACGTTTAAGTACATTCTTTTGTATTGCTGATTTAATATCAGCTGACAGTGCAATTTCTTGATTGTCTTGATCCAATAACATTGTCAACTCCAAAGATAACTCTTTTTTATTGAATATGTCCTCAAATCTTACAGTTAAATAATCTTCATCTTTATTATCTGTATTCTCATTCAGAAGAATTAAGATAATCTGTCTCTTTCTAGTTAAAGAAAGATTAGAGACTTTCTTAATCAATGAATCTCTTTTCTGTAATTTAGTTGCTTTAATCTTATTCGCTGCACTTTCATCATAAATATAGTGTGTTGCTTCTGGCTTGCTTCCTGTGTTCATCTCATCTTCAGATCTATAAATATAATTATTTACAAGTAAGTATTTATATTTTATAAAATCGATTTGATTTTTTCCAGGGTACAAGAAGATTGGACTATTGCTTAATTCTACCTTTACTATTTGACTTTCCCAGAATTCATGGGCTACACCTTTTTTGTATGTATCAGCTATATCATAAGGAAATCCTCCTTCTGCTAAGTATTCAACATCCTCCTTACTTAACCCTGTTGTGTATTTCAACGTAACAGGGTTAACAAAAGGAGCTAAGATGTGAGCCTGTGAAAAGTACTCTAAGTTTTCGGAAAAACTTTTAATACCATTTCTTCCTGGTATAGGTCTGATTTCTATTTTTAAATCTTTATCTACCATGCTCAATTTTTATTTATTATTCATTTACAGTTTTAACTAATTCACCAGTTACAGTTGAGTCAGTAATCTGAACACCAATTGAATCTGAAATGTGAACTTCGTAGTAATCACCTGAGTGAGTAGCTCTGTCACCAGTAGAAACTCCACCAGGTCCAACTCTACCTAAAATACGTGTACTTCCATAAACTTTGTTTTTTCTTACTAGACAGATATTGTCTTTTGCAAGGCTGTCTCCAGAACCTCCAGTAACATCTAAGATAGTTACACGCTGAGATTGTAAAGGTACACCTGTTAAAGGATCAATATCACGGTGAATAGACTTATCATCATTCATCGCATTATGTACTAATTTGAAAGAACCACCAGTTGGTAAATCATAAGTAACAAACTGGAAACCTGTACGTAAAGAATTGTTAGACATTCCTTCAGCACCTTTAATGAAAGTAGAACTTTCTCTAATGATAGCTTTTGAACCTGTCCAAGTATCTAATGCTTTAGCATACTCTTTCATACCATAGTGTCCAGAAAGACCCATAACTTCTCCTAAATCACCTGGATTTATTCTAGAGTAAACTATACGGTCAAAGAAAGCTTCAATTAGCTCAGCAGACATTGTAGTATAACGCTCTACATTTCCACCAAATCCAATTTGCTGCTCCATACCAGCACCTGGGTTGATTGGGTATCCAGAATCTGGATCAATCAAAGGCTGATCACCTAAACGAGAATATAAAGCAAATGTAGACATTTCTTTATTCATTGCTTGGTAATAATCAGCTTCTTGCTTATCCATCCATGATTTGTGTACTCCACCTTCATCATCTTGGAAAGCAATTTCTACTACAGCTTGTGCAGCGAAGTCAGTAACTTTGTATTCTTTACGAAGTTTTACTAATGAGTTTTTGTACTCTACATTAGTGTAGTTCTCAGTGTGAGATCCACTCTCTGCAGCTTCACCTCTCATTGTAAACATTCTAGTCCACTTTGTTCCAGGCTTCAAATACTTAGGGTTGATGAAATGCTCAGCACCTTCAGTATAAGTTTTTAAGGTATACACATATCCACGTGCTCCTTCTTTAACTTTGTTAGTTACAGTAACTACCTGAGATTTGTCAGATGAACCAGGTCCAATTGACTCTCCAATAGCAAATAAATCTACGTCTACCAATACTTTGATATCCCCACGATATTTACCTGGAGTACTTCCAGAAGTTCTGTTTTCAATGATAGTCATAGGACGGAATCCTTTAACTTTCATTTTCCATGACCAGTTTAAGTCATCGATGTACTTTGTTTTTCCCATCCCAAAGATCCCTTCTAATACATTACCAGAAGATAAATTTAGGCTGTTAGTTTTTGAAGCGAAGATTGCTCTTGTTGGTGCTTCAAATACTGTTGGTTTGATAGCTAATTGGTTACTCCAATGGTTCAAGTCTGTCATCTTTGTAGAATTGAACTTTGCTTGTCTTACCTGCAATTTGTTAATTTTCGTTGCCATAAAAATAAATTTTTAAATTTTTAATTAAAATAGGATGCTAAAGGTTTCTTTTTCTTTGTCGAACCTGCTCCTGATATAACACTCTTTTTATTTCGCCTAACATTATCTCTTACCTTCTCTGTTACCTTTGATTCAGTCTGTTGTTTGATTTCTTCAAAACTAAGAACTCCATCCTCATTGGCAGCTTGTAATAATTTAGCTATTTGAACAGAGCCTGTAGGGCTGTTTAAAACTCTCATTAAATCTCTTTGCATACCTGTTACTTGATTTCCATTTTCTAACTTAATAGTTCTGTCAGACATGTAATTAGGTAATTGTTTTCTGTCTTGTCTTGTCACAGTGAAACCAGAAACTTCTTCAGTCTCCTGTAAAAAACTACTTACTTTATTCTTTAGTTCTCTTCTCTGTTGTTTAGCAGCTTTATCAGCAGCTTGATTAGATTGGAGTATACGAGCTTGTTCAGCTGCATTTGCTTTCTGCCACTTATTAAAGTGTGTACCTGCAATACCTTCTAATCTTTTAGAATCTTTTAGAAAGTCAATCTGAGCATCAATATACTCTTTGTCATAACCTTCCTCAGATAATCCTTGGCGTACAATTAATTCTTGATTTGCTTCATCTTTTAGATCCATACTATCAGATATCCCTGAACTTTTCTGTACAGCTACTGTGTCAAGAAACTCATTAATGTCCCCACCTTTTAAAACGAACTTGTTCATTTGCTTTACCACTTCAGGTACATCTGCAAATAACTCTTCAAGTTTCTCTTCAAATAAGTTGTCAAAAGAATCTTCAATTAACTCTGCAGCTTTCTGCTCAGTTAACTCTTCATCTTCCCCTAACTCATAGTTAAGATAACCTTTTTCCTTAAGCATTGTTAAGGCTGATACACTTTCCCCTGTCTCAACAGTTTCTTCTGCAGTATCCTCAGTACTCTCTTCTCCGAGAGCTTCACTCTCTTCAGTTGCTTCAGCTTCCTCAAAGAGGCTAGCTTCAACTTCTACATCAGCAGAGTCTTCCTTCTCCTTACTATTGGCTTCAGGAGTAGGGTTTGTTGCAGTATCAGTAGCTGGTACAGCAGTCTCTGTAGATTCCTCCTCTGAGAAAAAATCTATATCAGATGCTGTATCATCTAAAAATCCTGCGAAATCATCTTCAAAATTGTCTTGCATAGTGCAAATATAAACTAAATATTAATAATAATTAAGAAAAATCTTAATTATTTTCAATTAATATCTAATAGCCTTTATTTAGATTGGGTATTACTTTTTTTAACTTTAAGCTTTTCTAGCTCCATTTTGTCTTTATGTTCTATTTTAGATTGCTCAAATTTTTCTCTTTCTAACTGTTCTTTACTTCTTGCAATTTCTGCATTTACTCCATCTCTTGCAATTTCTAAGAAATCATTTTTTCCATCTTGGTCAGCATCAGCATCAGGATTAAAAGACATACCTGTTAAGGCAGCTTGAGAGATAACTGTTTTTCTTCTTTCCTCTTCTTTAAGTACAACAATCTCTTTTTCATTTTCATGTTTCTGTTGTTCTCCTTGTTGTTGTAGCTTCTCTAATTCTTGAGCTCTTTTACCTTGTGCTTCTTGTTCCTGTGCTATTTCTGCTTTTCTTTCTTTCTCAGCTACTTTAAGAGTTGCTTCAGCTTCTACTATACCTTCTTGTCTAATTACTGATAACACATCAGATAATTCAGCTTTCTGGTTTTGCATTGCAGCATGTGCTAATTGTTTAATAGTTTCTACAGCTTCACTAGCTCTAGTAGAGTTAGCTACAAATAATCCAATTGTTGAATTCTGTAACAATGCTACATCTACTTCTAGGATCTTAACTGATAAGTCATCTAATACATAAGATAACTTTACAGCATTCTTACCACTATATGCAACCTTTGCTGTTTCTATTAAAGCAGTCAATACATTTTTCTTGAAGGTATTGTGTAAGTCAAAGAAAGGTTCTAATATATTTGATGTCTGGATTAAGTTCTGTCTGTTGTTACCTACAGAATCATAAGGATTAGTTTGTCCTTCTACTGCTTCAGTAATTCCTACAGATGCACCAGCTTGTCTTTTTAGGTACTCAGCAAACTCAATATACTTTCCTATGTCAGATGCTAAAGATAAATCTATAGTCTTAGCCATAGTATTTACATCATTGTAACCTGATCCTTCTTCATTTGGATTAAACCACATAAAAGGAGAACTCTCAAAGAAATACTGCCACTGCTCCATATCTATTCCCATACTGTCAGGGATAGCATTTATATTCATCATTACTTTTTTACCTTTGTCAGAAGCTAGTAATAGTTCTAATCTATACATTACTATATTGTAATAGTATTGGTAAACTTTTAATCTATCCATAGGTGATGTAGGAACGGAGTTCATGTCATCTACATAAACACCATAGTAAGGAAACTTACAGTGGTATAAATTATCTATGTCTTTAAATTGTCCAGGTATAGGCTCCATGTTAACAAATATGTCATCATGTATAACCCATGTTTGGTAACTCTCTGGTAACCACTCATACTCTAATCTAATATCCCCAGCATCTACATTTAACTCGTAGTTCTCGTCTACAAGCATAGATTGTTCTTTACCAGTTTCATCAGTGTAATATAAGAAAGCTATCTTCCTAAGAGATTTCCACAATGTGTGAACTACCTCTACATTATTATAGTCTCTATATTCTCCATCATCATTATTTTGTTCAGCTACTTTAAATAAGTCTTCTCCAGTATTGTCAGATATAAATGCAGAATAAATTTTATCTACTTCTTTATTTGTCAGCTCATCACCAAAATGTTGCATAATTTCAGAAGGAGTCATTGTATATCTCACAGATATAGATTCTCCGTCTTCAATAAAAGGTGACACACTAGATCTTTTTGTATGTATCTTTAATGAGTTAACATTCCAAACTTGTGGCTCTCCATTTAATATACCAACATACATACACTCTTTTGCAGATAATGTTAGGTGTTTAAATGCTTCATTAAATTTTCTTCTTATGTCAGTCTTCTGGATCATGTACTCCAATAACTGATGAGTCATAGCCTCAGCAGGATCTTGGTGTTCTCTTTCCATATATTCTTTAACATGTGTAGGAGTCATAGCATTTAATTCTTGCTCCATCTTTTGTTGGATACCAGCTATTTCTTCTTCAGTAAGATCTCCTCCTTTTTGTTCTGCTGCATACTTCTCCTCTAATTGAGTTCTTATAGGTCCTGTTACTTCTGCAACAACAAAATCTCTAATTCTGTTAAATTGTTCTTGTTCTTTTCTTGTTGTAGCTTCAGGGTTAGTTGCAACTGTCTTCCATGAAAATGGTCTTTTCATTTCCATACCAAGTAAAGCTTTTATCTTACCTGAAGAAATATCTCTGTTAACCATAGATGCTGGAAGCTCTCCTGCCTCAGATCCAAATGGCTTACATACATATTCAAAATCTTTTAAATCAACTATGTTATTAAACAGGTTGTAGTTAACTGTCATTCTCTTATAATCAGATACCTTTCCATAAGATTCTCTTAAACTACTGTGGTCATTTTTAAGTTCTCTAGCTCTTTGCTTATACCATTCTTTTTTATTGGCATTCTTTTTAGCTGAACTTATTCTTTCATTTCTGTTAGTGTTTCTTTCCATTATTTAGATTTTTTACAAAGTTAGTGTTTTTTATACATATTTCCTCTCATTTTTAAAAGTTTTTTTGCAGTATTATTTTTTGTAGTATCTCCGTACTCTTTCCCCAATACTTCTTCTTGTACCTGGAACATACACATAAACAATGCAGACACGGCATCAAAGTTGCCATCTCTGTTGTATGCAATCAATTCTTCTAATAATCTGATAGAATATATTTTATCAATTACTGTAATTTTATCTCCGTTCTCATCATAGTCATAAGTAGTAAGTAACCACTCTTTAACATATCTTTCTGCAGCATCTTTAAGTTGTACATTCATGTGACACCCAAATACCCTTGCTACTTTAGAACTTTTAATATTTTTACTTATCACTTTATCTGGCTGTACTGCTAGTAAGTGCATTCTTTTAATTCTCTGGAAGTATGTCTTAACACCTGTTACTTCATTTTCATACATTATCTTTGCACCATATAAGTCAGCAAACATCTCTGCTACTCTATCAATATCTGAAGGTGTTTCTAGTCTCCCAATATATTCAGCAACTACTATATCATAATGTTGTGATCCAGTGTGCTTACTTTTAAATACTACAATAGATGCCAAAGAAGAACCACTGTCTTGTCTTACAGGGTCATATCCAATCTTATATAATCCTTGTGGAGGGTCAGCTATAGGTTGTTCATATATAACTGGGCATCCTCTTTTATCTGTAGGTTGGTTATAATAACTTGTAATTGGCTCAGGTTTTACTTCCCCTAAGATAGGCTCTGCTGCAATCTTACCATCTTTGTAATACAGCTTAACTGGTGTACCCTTTGTTCTTTGCCAATCTTTACCTTTTACTTTTTGTAGTTGTCTTTTTAATTCTACCACAGGAAAGTTGTTTGTAGCTACAGAAGCAAATGCTTCTCCAGGCCCCAAAGGTTTCTCCTGCATTCTTTGTTGTATTTCTGTAGATGTTGCACCATGTTGTATAAGATGCTTTCTAATGTTTAGTTCTACATTTTTAGCACCTTCATAATCTGAGTTACCTTGTTCATCATAGTAACCTTCCATGTTCCAGTTTATAGGGTGGAAGAAACCTACACTTAAGTCTTCACTATTTTCGTCCCATATATTCTTAAATGGTAACAAGTCAAATGCTGCAGGTCTACCAAACATATCTGCATAATCTGCAGTACCACCTGACATATCCCCTGATGTACCAAAAATAGTAATCAGTCCTGTCTTTACTGCCCCTGCCATTACACAATCCTCTGTTGCTTTGTAAGATGCTTTTAAAAGACCAGGTGTACCAAATGCTCCTGATTCCTCAAAGAACACTTCTTCAGCATCCTTACCCCTGGCAGCATCTGCATTATCTTTATATGTAAGTGCTAATATCTCTGACTTAAATCCTTTCTCAAGTTTTAGTCCATTCTTGTATTGTGTATAAGAAGCTCTAACATGTCCTTGACCAGGTCTGTCAATTGTATCAGAAGGCATAGCCCATCCTGTATTCTCATTTATAAAGTTTATATTACCATAGGTCATACTAAATATACCATTTGGATATAAATACTTTTTATCATAAGCTCCATATATAGTAAGCTTATTTGGTTTTGTAAAATAATTGTTTGATCCAATTGCTGCTGCTTTTAAGGAATATCCCTTACGCCTAGACTTACCTACAATAAGATTGTAACCACCTCCTAAATTCTCTGGGCTAATTTTTACAGCTAAGTTTAAGCTTTCAAACAATTCACCCATCTTCTTTAGCTTAGCTTTGTCATCCCCATTTACAACGAGTTGTTTGTCATCTTCGCTTAAAAGCATGTCTAAAACCCCATACCTGGCAAGTTTTCTTACCCAGAAATAGTTGTAGTCTCCATCCCAGAAATCAGGGAATCCTGTAATCTTATCTGCTTTATTACCAGATATCTTACCTACTTTCTTTATTGGTGTGTAGTTTAAATAATTATAGTGCTCTCCAGTGATTCTTGCACCACCTATTTCAACACCTTCCATGGATTTAATTCTTTCTTCTCTCCAGTAAGTAACCCAGTCAGGGGTTCCCCAGGGATCTGCAACATAATAATTATGTTTCATAAAATGTTCTCCAGCTGCTCTAAACACCTGTGAGTTTACCCATTGTCCACTTGGGTTTCTAACTGCGTCAACCTTACCTTCAAGATAAATGTGGTCTTCCATACTAGTCTTTATCAATTATAGTGAGGAGGATAAAAGCCACAATCAAACATAAGTATATAGTGACTGAAATCTCCATTATCGTAAACTTTCAGGATCTGCAAAGAAAGATATTTCTTTGTTACTCCTATTTTTAGTTTCTTCGTATAACTCTTCTTCTACTTTCTTTTCTAAGCTTTTAAGGTTACTTAATACTTTCTCTGTGTCATTTAATGCAGAGGTTATATCTCTAGGTTTATATAGAGGATTCATGGTCTTTTCATTTACAGCAGTAATGTCAACTTCCATAAAAAAGTTTTGCATCTTTTCTGCTGCTCTTTTTGCTGCCATATAATAATTGTAAGTAGTAGAGGCTTCTCTGTGAAATTGTACTACTTGTTGCATAGCTTCATGTATAAGCTCATCAGGTGCCCAATTCTTTTGTGTAATAATTGCCTCTCTAATTTTCTGCTCTTTTATTCCAGTTTTATACTGTCTGTAAGGATTACTCTTTTTCATAGATGTCATAAACTCTATAAAAGCAAACTCCTCTAAAGCTTTAATTTTCTTCTTACTTTTATCACGTGCCCAGATATCCTTAAAAGGACTTATTAATAAAGTCTCAGGATTTGGGAAAACAGATTTTTCAGATACTATAAATAAAAAT